CATAAATTCACTTCAGCATACTAATATTTATTGGCATAAAAAAGAGGCATTTCTGCCTCTTTTTCATTTATTATTCAATATTATTTCTAGTTGCCGCAGCATCCATTCTCTTCAATAGTGCTTCCTTCCTTCTTCTCTGTTTGTCATCCTCTGGTGCATGTTGAAGTTGTTGTGGTTGCTCAGGCGCCTGTGGTGCCTGTTTAGGTTGTTCTGGCGCCTGTAGTGCCTGTTGAGGTTGTTCTGGCGCTGGTTGCTGCTGAGGCGCCTGTGGTGCCTGTTGAGGTTGCTCTGGTGCTGGTTGCTGCTGTTGCTGTGCTTGCACCTGCTGAACATTTGCATCGTGAGTAGCAACAGCATTATCACGATTCGTTTGGGCATTTGATAGTCGAAGTTCAGCTCTAGTTCTTCTTTGAGCATTAACTCTTGAAGTCCTTGATGTTGGGTCTGCTGCAATATGTCCCTCAATATTTTTTCTAAACTGTCTTAAGACGGGTTTCTTTGTATCGGGGTCAATTGGAACTGACGCATCCTGCATTTCATCATTTGCATCCTCTAACTCCCTATCTGCTTTAGATAGTGCTTTTTGTGATTGTGCTGCAATTCTTGAAAATTGAGCAAAGGTTGATTGGCGTTCTTTCTGTGCAGATTTTTCTTTTGGTGCTGCGGCAATATCTCCAGCAATTGCCATTTCTCTACCACCACCTTTACCAGCCCTTGCTCTTATACCAACAGATTGTTGTCTTGGGTCTCTAAATGATGAACCTTCACCACCAGTTGTCCATAGTGATTGTGCAGTTTTTCCTCTACTAAACTGACCAACACCTGCAACCATTTCTTGACCTGCGGCGCGTTTTACTCCAGGAAGAACTTTTTCCAACTCATTCATTTTGAGTTGAACTTGACCATAAACGTCTTTTTGTTCTTCCGGAGACATTCCTTTTGTTGATGCCATTAAGTCTCTAATAGCATCAATTTCACTCTTTGATTTTGAAAGAATTTCTGCTTTCTTTTCTCTTGCCGCGACTTTTGCAGCATTAACTCTTTCCTTATATTCCGCGTCAGATTCTCCAGATTTTCTCCTTGGCCTGTTTGCAAGCAATGCTTTAATTTGCTGCTGAGCAACTACTTCAACTCCCCTTGCAAGAGTTGCTGCTGCCTGGTCAGATTGTGCAGAACCTGCTTGAGAACCTCTATAATCTTTTCCACTTACGCGATGATGCTTTCTTGGGTCTTCTGGGTCGGAAAAAACATAATCAAATCTACCTTGACCTTTTACATTCCCAGTCCAAGATTTCTTAGATGCTTCGTGCTCTCCACCAGATACTCTACCAACCCAACCTTTAGATGCAAAATTTCTACCTTTGTTACTTTGTATCAAACTAACAAATCCAGGAACTGCTCTTGTTAATTCTGAATAGTATGAATCGGCGTGCTCTGGAGTTTTAGACTTTCCGGAGAACCCTTCATCTGAAGCATTATTGAAGTGAAGTGGGTGATTTTCATCACTCTTTGCTGCCTCCAATTCCTGAGCAACAATTTGATTAATTGCCTCATAATCTTTGTTGCGAATTAATTCTCTTACCTCTGGAAATGAGACAAGATGATTATAAAAATTTATATTTGCGTGCTCATCACTATACTTTGGTTTTCCACCTCTTGCTTCAAGGATATGATAGCATTCAGATACAAAATTTATAAACGTCTTCATCTCTACAAACAGTTTATTTGTATTTAGTTAAATCCTGCTTGGAACCTATTCTCCTCTACTGTGGTGTTTTTTTATCCATAAAGTAACTGCACTAACAGAAACTCCAAAATATTTTGCTGCTTCCGTTCTTGAATTAAAATTAATTCCTTTATAAACGCAAGATTTTATTGGACCTTTAAATCCATTTTTTCCTTTGTTCCACGGGACATTTCCTTTCATTCTTTCACTATGTTTTTTTGCAGAATCTTTTTGAAAAATCGTCCTATGTTCTCCTACCAGTATTTGTTTTCCTTCTTTATATTTGTAACCTTTTTTACTTGGGGGCAATTGTCCTCCCTCACAGATATTCCATCCTATCAGTTCTTTTGGTCTATAAGATTTTTCTAATTCAAGTGCCTCAGTTATGGATAAATTATCAAAAAGAATTTCAATATCAGCACCATTTTTTATAGCACTTTTTATCTTATTATTATCTTTAGAATTTTTATGCTCTTTAAATCTTCTCAGTGGTTCTTTAGACACTCCAATATATCCTTCACTATGCGGGTCCGTGTGTTCTTTATACTTTATCCAATATACAGAATACATATCATCTATCGCATTATTAAGTATTTATAATATTAAGGACCTCCATATCCAGCCTGAAATCTCATAAATTCAATAGCATTCTTGATTTGATAAGTTCTATTTGAAATGGTTTTGATAATGTCTTCTAAGAAACGGAGCATTACATCATAATACCTCATCTTTAATTCAAGTTTTCCCAATTTTTCGTCAGCATCCATATATCTTTGGAGAGATTCTTTATCTCTAACTTTATAGGGAAAAGGTTCTTCTACATAAACCTCTGGGTCTGCTTTTCCCATATAAAAATTGTATCTATCTAATTTTGTTTTATTATATTTTTCTCTTGTTGATTCTTTGAGTAATGTTATTGTATTATGTAGTGTATAATATTTTGAATGAAGTTGTGGGATTTTTATGGACTCATCGTGTAAGTTGTCTGGGTCAATAACTGAGTCCTTTTCCCACATCTCCTGTATTTTTTCAAGATTCATAAAAGATTGCCGTTTTTGTCAGTGAGTTCATATAGAGTATAGTCGAAAGACACCTCTGCTGTAAAGTATTTAATATCATCAACCGTGGTATCAAATTCCATTGATGATAATGAGGTTGGGTGTAAATCTGTAAATTTAACCTTTACTGCTGGATTGTAATTACTACTTAATACTGTGAGAGTTCCATCACTAAAATGCTTTCTAATATCAACTCTTCCAGGTCTTTCCAAGTCATCTGACTCAGCCTCACTAAACTTTGCAAATTGCTCAGTGCTTTTTGGAAATCCAAGACCAATTAACCAATTATGTATCAATGTATAATTTGTCATATCCTCATCAACCAAAAATCTCAATCTCAATGGATCATATGACAATTTAGTTGCCGGAACTGGAATTTGCTTTAGATAACTTGGTTGTTCTAAAGAGGGATATGAAATTTGTGGAATTCCAGCGGAATTACAAAAAAATGCTACCTTTGGATATTTTGATAATGTAAATATAAATCTTTCTGGCGACAGAAAATTTCTATTTTCTATCTGATTTGGAAAAGATGGTGCCATTTTTCAGAGTTTATTGATATTTAGATAAAAAAAGAGGGTCCGAAGACCCTCTGAAAGAAACCTTGTGATTTAATGAATCACATGAGGTTTTGTACTTTAACTCTTCTGTAGTATACGTTGGAGTTAGTGGTAAGAGCACCTTGACCTTGTGCTTCGCCAGCAGCGAATGGATTTGCAACCATTCCGTAGCGAGTCTTAAATCCAATTTTTGGCTGGAAGGTATTCTCACCAACTGCACGTACCATCTGGAGAGGTACATATGGGCAGTAGAAGAGACCTGCATCATAAGCAGATGAACCCTTATAACCAACAACGTAGTACTGGTTAGCAGATACGTTTGCTGAATATGGGTCGATGTAGACCTTATACTTGCCTTGGAGAACACCAGCGAAGGTGTTACCAGTGTCATCTACATTCAGGTTTGCGTTGAGTGCTGGGGTGTAATCAAGAACACCTGCCATGGTGAGTGCTGAAGCAACGTCAGCAGAGCAGATGATCATGTTGCCCTTTCCTCTACGAGTTTGCTGTGCAATTGCGTTTGCATCGCGCTCGATTTGGAAAAGAAGACCCTTGAACTTCTCAACTGACCAACGACCGTTGGAGTCAACATCGAGGTCGAAAGTACCCTGAGTTGCTACGTTTGCTTGAGCACCAGGCTTAGCAGTCTTATAGACAGTACGAACAACTTCACGGTTGATTTCAGCAAGAATCTCAGTTGACAGAATATTTGCCAACTCAGCTTCTGCATTCAGACCGTGGATTGCCTTAAGGTCTTGAGCAAGCTCAAGTGAGTACTCAGCCTTCAGGGCACGGGACTTAGCAGTTACAGTGACCTTCTCGATTGAGAATGCCATTTGGTTGAAAGCACCAGTTCCGTCACCAAGACCTTCTGACTCAGCAGTACCCATACCCTGACCAACGTTATATGCGTTATCGCCAGTTAGGTTATTTGCTTGGTTGGTTGGATCGAGTAGTGATGGATTGGAACCGAGTTGACCAGTAGTACCCATACCAACACTGCTTCCGCTATTATAAGCGGAAAGAGTGCGGGCAGCATTCTGTCCTGAGAATGCTGAATCTACTTCATCATAGAAGGTCTCTGGACCATCCTGACCATCTCTGCGTGAACGCATTGCGAAGATGAGTCCAGTAGGACCGTTCATTGGTTGAACACCACAGATGTCATATGCCATCAAGTTTGGCATAGAACGTCTGATAAGTGAAATTAGAACGGGGTCGAAACCTGCGGTTGGACCAGCACTAAAACCTTGTGCGCTACCACCGAAACCAGCAGAACCTACTGATGAAGCAGTGGAGTTAGTTGGAGCCTCGCTGAGGAACTCAGCGGCCTCACGCATTTCTCTTTCTTGATTCTCTAGCAGGATAGCGGTTACTGCTCTACGATGTGAATCTTTGATTCCATCAAGTCCTTGGTAATCAAGGATAGGAGCCCACTTCTCCTGCAGATATTCTGCATTGTGCATCTGCATTTGAATTTACCTCTTTAAAAAAGTTTTAGTTTGATTTGTATCATCTAGAATTCACTTTTTTGAAACCTTACCGAGAGCAGTAAGATATGCTGCCATTCTTGGGGTTACTTCTTCAGTAGCCTCATAAATGTCCGCACTCTCAGTCAAATTCTCAGCAATAGTCTCTTGAGCACTGGACTTTGTTGGGAAATATGATTCCCTCAGGGTTACCAGTTTCTCACGATAGCTCTCTTCACCATCAAACTCAACATTTTCTGCAAGAGAAGCGAGTTTGTCTTTCTGAGAAAGTGCTAGACCCTCAGCGACATCTGCAAAAATTACATCAGCAACTGATTCCGCTAATCTTTGATTAAGAGCAACATTTCTTTCGATTTGCTCGTTGAGTTTTGCTTCCATTTCATCAAGTTTATCTGCCATACCCAATACTACATCATATCTATCTTCAGGGATTGAAACATAATGATCTTCAAAAAGACCTCTCATTCCTTGGAGGAATGATTCGGTCATTTCAGTTCTAAGTCCGTCTTCTACGGCAAGAGCATTCTCTTTAATCCATTCTTCAGCAACATACTCAAGGTATGCATCAACTCTCTCTTCAAGGTTCTCTTTAATAAGAGCAACCTCTTCTACAAGAGCATTTTCATATCTCTCTTCAAGACTTTCAGCAATCTCTTCAATCTTAGAATTGATTGCAGCCTCAAAGATAGTTCTTGCCTTTTCTTGGAATTCTTCAGAAAGTTCTTCACCTTCTAGAAGAGCATTAATATCCTCTTCAATGCTATATTCAACTACCTCGGAATCTTCCGCAACTTCATCAATTTCTTCAGTATCTTCTACTGATTCTTCTTCTACCAAATCTTCATCAACTTCAGACTCTTCCTTTCTTACCCCAGATTGACCTGGAGTTGAATGGGAAAGGGAAGTCATTGCATCTGCCTTTGCTGCACCTTTGTTAACAATGTTAGCAACAGTTGCAATCTTTGGTTCATTTAATTTTGCTGAACTATCGTCAGAGCGATAGTTTTCTGGAGTAGGACCGCCAAGATCTTCCCAAGCACCAGTCTGTCCTGGTGTTGAATGTGACAACTTTGGCATTGGTTCTGCGGAAGCTGCTCCTTTGGTTACTACGTTTTCCATTTCTTGTAAATTCTTACCAACGGACATTTTTAGATATATGTGTTATAATCTATATTTATTTATAATTTATAAATTTGAGAGAAAGTCTTGGAAGAGGTTTAACTTATGTTCTTCCAACATTTTCTTTGATGATAAGGAATCAATTCTTCTTTTTGTACTTTCTGCAAGTTTTTCACGAAGAATTCCACCTTCCCAAACCCACTCTTTACCTTCCATAATTCCTTGAACAAATGCATCAGGTGCGGAAGGGTCTGCTACAATATCTGCAGCAGTAGCGAGCATAAAGTCTTCTCCGACAATTTTGTGCCCCTCATTACTCATTTGCAATGAACCAACACCACGGGAAGATACGCCAAGAGTAACACCCTCAGAGATAAGTGATTTTGCAATCTTACCCATTGGAGTCTCAAGAAGTTGTGCCTTACCTCTAAAGTTTGAACCCTCTTGGGTTAGGCAAACAATTTTATGTGATACTCTATCAAGATTTACGGTTGGACCATCTGGATGCCCCAGTTCCCCAAGAGCACGACCCTTTGCAATAAAATTTTCAGTATATCTTTTTACCTCACGGCAAAGAGTTTGCATTGGATACATTCTTCCATTACGATTACAAATATCTCCCTGAAGAAAAACACCTTCAATATAGAGTTTTTTATCAGAGCCTTTACCCTCTGTAATAAATTTAACTTCTGATACTTCTTCTGTAATTAGTTTCATTTTTTTCTATTGCGTGAATTACTCTTCACCTTCGGAATTTTCTTGACCAAATAAAGATGCTGCTACTGCAGGACGCACCAGTTCAATATTTTCAGCAGACTTTGCGAACAATGCTGCTTTAATGGCATCAGAAATATCTGATGGTGATGCGTCTGAGGCAATCAAGTCTACAATACTTTCCATTTTTTAGTTATAATAGTTTAATATAAAAATATTTATATCTTACCACCTTTTGGTTCTGGAATTTGGGGGGCTTCCATACCTGTAGTTTCTATTCCAGGTTCTTCTGGGGTTGCTCCCAAATCACCACCACCCTCTTCTGGTGGTGGAGCTCCTTCTTCTTGTGGTGGAATTGGATTACCCATTTCATCAACTGGAGCATTGGGGTCAGGTAGAATTCCCTTCTGAATCTCATCATCAATCTGCATATCAATTTCAATGATTTCTCCATCAGTTTGACGAAGAACCCTCTTGCGAACATATTCTGTTGAATAATATTTTCCAATATATGGTTCAATCTGTGCTAATGCACTCAATCTTCCATTAAGCATTTCAGTTTCCTTAAGTTCAGCAAACTGATTATCATAAATGAAGTCATATTGAATATGGTCCTCCATTTTCTTCCAATCTTCTGGAGAAACTATATTTTTTAATAGTAGTTGAGTTCTTAGAATGTCATTAAAGAGTCTTGAGAATCTTTTTCTAAGTCTACCTACAAATTTTGAAAACTTAAGTTCATCTCTTAAAATTTCTGAAGATCTGCCAAGATTAAATCCATCTCCACCACCAGAAATTCTTGTTTCTGGTACTCCAAGTGCTCTATAAAGTTTCTTCTGAAAGTACTCAATATCAGAAAGTTCCCCAAGATTTTGACCGCCTGGGAGAGTTGTAATTTCTGTTCCTCTACCTCCCTCTCTGCGAGGTAACCAGAAATCTTCAAGCATACTCATAAACTTTCTATCATCACGCACTTCGCCAGTATTTGCATCATATACAAGTTTATTGCGATAACGAGACATAACCTCTTTGAGGTATTGTTCAGCTTTTACCTTTGGTAAGTTGCCAACATCAATATAGAAAATTCTTCTTTCTGGTGCTCTTGATAGACGATAAATTACAAGTGAATCCTCAATCATTCTCAACTGATTGAGTGCCTTAATTGCTTTATGAAGATAAGAAAGACAAGTTCCATTATTTCTATCAAATAAACCAGATGTTACATAAGTAACCGCATCTTTTGCAATCTTGATAGATGCTTTAGGTCCTTTTCCAAATCCTCCCATTGAAGGACCTTTCATTGTGTAGATAAAATATTCATTAATCTCTGGAAAATTAAATTGCTCTTGGTCTTGACCTCTGACCAATGGATTATTTCCTTTTCTTATAGAGTTTGGGTCCCTCTTTTCCTCACGAACAAACTTCATCTTCATTGGGTCAACATATCTAAGTTCCTGAATACCATCTTCAGGTTTCTTTAAGTCAATTACTTTGAGATAATAAAGTCTTCCATCAATATACCAATTTCTGAAAATTTCGTGACTCTTTTTATCGAAGTCAAGAAGTTCTTTAATATATTTGAATTCTTCTCTAATGATTCCTTTTAATTTTTCACTGGCATTTAAGTTTGATAATTCAATCTCAACAGGAGAATCATACAAGTCACTAACGATAGCTTCATTCACAACATCTTCAATTGCACCATCACACTCTGGATGCAAAGACATTTCCCTATATCTACGAATTAAATCGTACTCAGTTCTATATACGCCTTCAATATCAACATATTGACCATAAAATCCACTTTGAATAAAATAGTCAACCCCGTCCTCATTATTTTGAGGAACGGGGGAAACTATTGATTTGGATTTTTTCTCACTATCCTCAATTGAAAAACCAAAGAGTTTTGCCATCTTATAAATCTAACCGTTTACTGTTCTTCTATTTATTCAATATCAGAAACTACATCTTGATTAGATAGGTTTGTAGTATCTTCAGAATTTCCTGCTGCGGCTTCCCAGAAAAGGACTTGCATCTCAACTGTGAATTCCTGAACACTATCGGTTCCATAATCTAGATCAATTCTTGATATTGATGTTGGGAAGATATCATAGAACTTATAATATCTTAATGTATCTCCGTTTCTATCCAATTGATACACTCTTGCATCTGCCATATACTCATTTGGATCAGTTTCGCCACGGTTAGTTGCAACATTATTAATGTAATTCATCCACCTTTCAAATCCGGTGCGGAGTTTGAAGTCCGTATCATTAATAATTGTAATTGTCCAAGTTTCAAATGTTCTATCACCGGCAACATTTAATACTCTTCCTCTAAATGGGACTGGTAGTGCAGTCACATTTGATGCTGGAAGTGCTGCAGTTTTGATTAAAAACTTACCAGTATCAACTAAATCTTTTGCATCAGATATCGGAGCGTTTAGGGGAAATGATAGTTCAACTTCAAATAGATTACTTCTAGCACCGCCTCCAGTTAAGAAACTTTTAAACTGGCTAATTGTCTTAACTTCTGGAAAATTTGGTCTGGTTTCTGC